CTAACCTAGGGGACATTTACAGCACTAAATGGGGGAAATGGAAAAAATTAAAAATCCATCTAAATGAAAACGGATACAGGAGGGTCACATTAAGACAACAAAATAAAACAGTTGTTAGACGTGCTGCTAGACTTACCGCACTTGCATTTATTTTTACGGATAACCCAGATTTAAACGTTATCCATATAGACAAAAATAAATTAAACGATGTTTCAACTAATCTTAAATGGGAATGAAATAAGACCAATAAGAGAGAAATGGGAGCATATCGGAAATATACAAATAAATATAGGTAAGTATTTTGTATAACGTGTATATGTTCAGAAATATGCAGAGGTATAGCAGTCTTAGCAGATTAGCACAGAACAGAGACCTTTGCAAGTATATCCGAGGATTCCCACATATCTCAGGGGCATATTTGACATTTATTTCTTTATACTCTATAATACTTAATGTAGTCACTAAGTAATAACAATTACCCACTAACTTATGCCTACTAATAGTAAACAATTCCAGGAGGATTACACAGACAAAAGTATTACCCTAACTGAGAAGTTGCGAGGATTCTATACACTTATAGAGGAGCAATCTTTACCCCCTAATGAACAAATAGAGTTGCTACAGTTCTTGTTAGATACTGAGCAGATTAACCTGACTAAGTATAAACAACTAGCAGATTATTATATCCTGGAAGGTTTACTTTATGATGTAGGAATAGCGGACAGTTAGTAACATTTTTCAACATATAATTTTTGTTTTTAGTGTAACCTACAAAAGTATAGGACGACATATATTATCGAAAAAGACTTTTAAGGTACCCCATATAGAAAAAAAAGGTCCCAGAAAAAAATGACAAAAAAGGTTCGATTACAGAAAGAAGCGGAATACTCTGATTTCCTTGGGAAAGAGTGGTCGCAAACACGTGGAGGGGGATGCTTTACCCTCCTATATGAGTTTGGAATTGCTAAAGGAATTCATACCTGTAAAGAAGATTACTCATTTACCGCAAAAGAGTTCTTAAAGGACTTATGGGAGGATGAAGGATGGTCTGCAATCAAAACATCCACAATGGGCGAAGTGTTCGATATAGACGATTTACAGCTTTACGACCTCCTACTGATGAAATTTGATAAACGTATGAATCACTGTGCTGTTTATATTGGCGATGGTTACTTATTACATCATAAAGCATTTGACATATCACGTATAGAAGCTGTAGAATCCTATATACCTTCGACACTATATGTTATCAGAAAGAATGCGTAGAAACATCGCCACCATCCTAGAGGACGAAGAAACTGGCGAGATATATGTAAAGATTCCAGACTGGTTAATCTCAGAGGCAGACCTTATGGAAGGCGATGAGATTGAATTTGGTATCGATGGGGATACTATAACAATAGACAGAGCAAGATGAAATTAACCCTATCAGAACAAAAATTGTGCTATGATGCAGTTATGAGTTATCGTGACAGTTATGGAAACAGTAAGGAGATTGAACGAGTTCTTGGTTACTTCCAAGGGGCAGTAGACTTTTATGCCAGAACCGAAAGAGGAACATACTCCTCAGACATATAATATCACTCTCACAGCAGAAGAGAGGCAACTTATATGCAATAGTGCTAGATGGTGCCTTATCTACAAGTCAGAGGTCTGTGGAGGTGCTCCACTAGCACGTGTACAAAAGATATGGCAGGGTATCTGTGATAAACTAGATGCTGATGGTTTTATAGAATAGGTATTAAACCCTATATAACCGTGTGCCCCGAACGTCGTCCCGACTCAATGGAATTACTGAAATTTACACCTAAAGTACAAATATACGATAACTTTATGCAGGAGGAGGACTTCTGTAACTTACGTGACTATATGCTATCTGGGGATATCCCTTGGTATGTCTCTACTAAAGTGTTTCACGTAGCGAGTATTGTATATGATGAACTAAGGGAGAATGAATTAGATAACTGGCAACTAACTAACACGTTATATGAGAATGGTGTACCTACGAGTAGTGCATACGATGCTGTATTGCCTTTATTGAATACTATTAAACCTCGTGCTATAATAAGAGTAAAAGCAAACCTAAACTTTCGTACGAATGAACTGGTAAGGTATGAACTGCATACTGATGTCGGTAACTATGGAGAAAATGAATTTGCTGGTGCTACTACTGGTATATTCTATCTAAATGATAATGATGGTTATACCTTCTTTGGTACTGGTGAAGAGGTGGAGTCTAAAGCAAACCGTTTAGTTACATTTCCTGTCAGCACACCTCATAGTGGTACATCCTGTACGAATACACAAAACAGAGTTGTTCTAAATCTAAATTACTTCTAATGGATCCTAACATTAACTATAACAATATACCTGAGTTTAAGACTAAGGAGGAAGAAGATGAGTGGCAAAAGTTAATTATTGCTGAGAGTATCAAGAATCTTGCCACACAAGTGAAGAACCACGAGAACCTACTAGCACGTGGTGCCAATATGTACAAGTATAAGATACCTGGTGAAACAGGTTATAGTAATCTGGTAGAAGTCTTTGACGCTTTGTTTTACAGACTAAATAAACTTGAAGAGATTGTAAAAAATAGTGCCAGCGTACCTGATTGAGTCTGGTCGTAGTTATGAGAACCCTGTAGACACTCACGACTACCAGAGAACATACACATCTGATGATCATCCCTCGTTTGGGAATATCAGTGACCCTAATATGACGAATAACGCATATCAGATCAGGGTGGATGGTTCTGGACCTGGGTCACTAGCGTTTGGTAAAGATGAAGTCTATTATATTGGAACGCAACAGGAAACGTGTGTAGCAAACTGTGATTCAGAGAGAAGAGAAGTATATAGATTTTATTCTGGGAGAAGACTAGATCACGTATATCACTATGATTCAGAACTACCTGATAACCTTCCCCTTAACCCAAGAAGATATAATAGAGAACCTCGTAGTGGAATACAGGTATTCTATTTCCAAAAAGAAAACTTAGCAAACACAACACCAGTATACTTACATTATGATTCTTCAAACTTTAATTCTTATCTGTCTTCTAGTTCTAGTGGTGCTATAGCACTATTAGGATATATCTGGTCAAATGCCACAGACCCTGCTAATCACTCAAATGGCAGTGTTTTGAATCCTGGCGAGAGTATGATTCCTCTTTATCACTATAGAGCTACAGGTGATCCAAGAGGTACAGATGATTTTTATACTATAGATCCTGCTAATGAATCTAATTTGCAAATAGGGGTGGCGGGCGTGCCCGACTCTACAAATCCCTTGGAGCAAGCATATACTTATATTGGTATATACGGATACGTATTTGGATCAAAAGCACCTAGAAGAAAGAAGCAAGTTGTAGAAACTGGTAGACCTACTAACACTGGAGAGGTAGATAGATCTGGTTGGTATGCCTTTGATTCGACAGGTCCTTTCTCTAAAAAGAGTTATGAGTCAGAAACAGCGAACACAGCAGCAATAAATGGGTGGGGTAATCCCGATAATGTCGATATTTTGTCCGATCAAGCTAATTTTGAGTGGTTTTATGGTAAAAATGGTGCTGTAAAGGCAAGTTTACCTAAATTTTTGGGTTTTCACGACGCTTTTGAGGGTCAATTCGTCTATTATCTCTATGATACGTCATTTCCGTTCTCAGGACCGATATATGGCATCAATTTATTGACTACAGATGCTCCTTGTGCTCCAAATAACTCAAATAGTTGGCAAGAGACCATAACTTACCATAGTTATTACTATGAGATGCGTCAAGATGCGTGGAAAACTAAAAAAACACATCTTACAGTCGATGCACCACCTGGATCAGGTATGTCAGAGTCATTTTGGGCAGTAGGTACAGATGACCTTATGGTATTCTTTAGATATACCTCTAGTACTGGGTTCTTTGCAATAGGAGAGACAATAAATGGATGGAAATGTCAAGCTGTAAGGTATTTTGGTGATGAATTGAAGTGTGGTTACATCAGATTACAGACAGTTAATGGTGTAAAGGGTAATGCGTTCACATATCAGAGCACATATACCTCTAATAATGGTGGAGTGGCAGAAATATTGGCAGGATTTGGTATTGAAGACAAAGCAGCGTTCTTTGGTGTCTACGAATTTCCTAAAAAAGTGGCATATGTGAAGGTAGAAGTGGATAATGGAGCACTTATACCAGGTAGAAACTTAGATCTTGCTATTTTAGAGGCAACTGTTAACGCTAAAGGAGAGATTGGTTCTATAGAAATTATCAATTCTGGTAAAGATTACGTAGATCCTATCATAAACATATCAATTCCAGAGATAATGCGTCAAGAAGGTTTCCTAAATACAGGTAGTTTGACCAATGAGACCTTTGCTGATAACTATACCACGAATAATCAAATCAATAATCAGTCAGAAGAGGGATTACCAGGTGCAGGACAAGCAACTCACAAGGCATTTAAAGCAGCTGAGAACGAAAGATTTGAAAGTGATGCTGGATATTCTGGGACAATCAGACAAGCAAGAGCAAGTTTAGTATTAGATGCACAAGGAAGTGTATCAGCAGTAACAATTATTGATCCAGGTGCAGGATATAGACCAGGTGAGAAACCACAAATAGATGTTGTACAACGTAATTTACAAAAAGATGAGGTAATTTTATTTGGTGGAGATGAAAGTGTTAATGAAGTAGCACGAAAATCAGATGAATCTTCTGATAATACCAATATTGGTAACTCAGATGTGTCAGATGTGATGGGAGAAGCAAGTGTATTACTTGGAGAAGCGGTATCAGGTTACGATACTTCTAGTGAAGAAGAAGGATATTATGGTTATATTATGATGAATGACATAAATGCCGAAGAAAAAACTAAATTTTGTGGTGATCAACTGCCAATTAACTGTTTCCAACCCGAAGTTGGTGAAGATTGGATGAATTTAGGTACATATATTGACCCATCTGAGTTTGGAACTAATATTAAACGTTATGGAGACCCTAGATGGGAGCAAAATGACAGTTTTATATCGGAAAGTGCTGCACATAGTGCTGATAATTCTGATGAATTAGAGAGTAGATTCAATAATGGGATGTATGGAATACTTGGTGGTGACTGTGTAGAGGTTATGCAAGCAAATATGTACCATACTCGTAGATTTTTTGACATACCTTGTCCTTATGTTGCATACGATCAGAAAGGTGTGTTAAAAACATATGGTTATTTGCCACACAAATACTGTGCAAGTCAGCAAGAGACTGCTCTAGTGACTGTTTCAATGACTATTGAAGGTGATGTATCACAAAAAGGTGAAGTAATTAACCAACAATTCATTGATTGGTTAGAGTCATTACCAAAACCATCACTTACAAGACCAAGACCAGCAGGTCCTAATGACAGATCACACTCTTGTACACGTGGAAGTAACGTAAAAGGACGTTGTTTCTCTGCTGGTAGTGGTGGATACACCTTTGTACCTGATGCGGGAGATGAAAATACCTTTGATTTTTATGGAACTGAGTTACAAAAACTTGATACTTGGTTAGGATCTGGTAACTATTCAGCATATGGGTCAAGTTCTGTTACAGTTTCGGGTCAAAACAATAACTATGGTTATAATACAATACAGATGTCGAGTTGTTCTAATGGCAAATTCCCGAATCCTTGTTGGCACAATTTCGTTACTGATGGTGTATTGGATGTTTATTCTGGCTATGACAATAATGGTACTGGGTTAACATCTGATGATATATGTTCTGGTCAACTGTTTACTACTTCGTGGTCAAGAGGAGCATCAGGATGTTCTGCTTTAAAAAGTATTATTCACTCCACTGTAGCGTTCGATACAGGAAAGACATCTGAGTTCGATCCATACATAGAGTTAGGACCAATTACTGGAAAGATGCACTGGGTTAATAACCTAAGTGGATCTGCTAAACTCTTGGATGATTCATTGAACCGATATGGGAATCCTTATTTTGAAGAATGCGACTTAACTGATGAAATCAATGGTTACTAATTTATTCTTATCTTGTCCTCCAGTATATACTTTACCTGGTACTTGGACAGAGTGCCCTCACACTATTATTCCTCACTACGAATTTGATCCTAACTTCACTTTCCCAATAGCAGTAGCAGTTATTACTGTGTTATTGGCAGGGTTTGGAGTTTACAGAGGATTTTTTGCAAACAAAGGATTGGCAGATCCTTGGGACGAACACGACGATTAAATGGGATTTAAGGTACTACCAGTAGCGAATCATAACGGACTCCCTGACTCAGGACACGGATTCCCGATTCCTAGTACCATTCATAGTACACAAGCGTGTAACTCACCACCTATATTACTGTCAATCAAAGTAAAGAATAAGACTTGCTTGTGGCCACCCACTCCTTTGGTACCTTTGAGTGCGTTGAATCCAATGCGAGCAATGGTACAGGTAAATAGGTTGCCTATTATGATTATGGGTGATACGTTCACACCCCATATGTCACCCACGACAAATATAATCAATTATTTGTGCCCGTGCGGAAAAGCAACTTGTATTATACCTACACCAATAGTCTGTAGTTTATTAACTGTAGAAGATTGTGGTGGTGTCGGACATCCACGTATATTATTTGCAACAACTAAAACTGTATTAGCCTTTAAACTTCCGATTGGAAGAGTAACTGATAGACTTGGTGCACCAGCAGGAGCATATGCTGGATACCCTTGTAGTAGTAGAGTAACCTATGGATCACCCACTGTATTGTCAGGGTAAGATTTTTGCGTCTAAATATAACTACAGGGAGTATATTTTATGTTAACAGCTGATTGTTCAGAAGAATTTCTCAGGAAAAATGTTCTGATAACCGACCCTAGGTATGATAAATACCTTAAGAAAAGGTCTAAAAAGGAAGACTCTAAAAAATAATGGCATATCGTTTTAAAGCAGAAAGAAATTTATCACGTCAATTTCGTGATTTCAGTATGTCTATGAAGGCAAATCCTAATACTGAAGATTTCTCTGTAGTTAAAAACGAAAACGCTATTAAACAATCAATGAAAAACCTTGTTATGACAGGGTTTGGAGAGAGACCCTTTCAACCAGAAAAAGGATCTAGATTACGTCAAATGTTATTTGAAAACTTTGACATTTTTATGCTAGAAGAACTTAAAGAAGAAATTGTCAATACACTTGGCAGACTTGAACCACGTATTACCGTATCTCAGGTAAATGTTGACATTGATGATGATAATAATTTAGAAGTTGAAGTTGAGTATGTAATTATTGGTGAGAGAATAACTCAAACTGTAGA